GGCTTCTTGCCTAGCTTCCTCACGTTGCTTGGTTATCTCTGAGAACCGCTTTTCAAGTTTAGGATTTTGCTTACGCTCACCCTCTTGGTTTGCTTCCTTTTCTGCCTCTTTCGGTTCACTCTGTTCTTCCTCGGCTACTGGCTCGGGAGTTTCCTCAACCGCCTCAGTCTCCGCAGGGGATTCAGCTAAACCTAATCTGTTTGCATAAAATTCTGCTGCATTCTCGCTTGTCAATACTTGACCCGCTTCTTTATCGGACATACGTTTCCCAACGATTTGACCCTATGAACCTCATAGGTACGGTTTAGTGGTTTTTACCACATATTCTTTACAAAATCAAATAGCCCGTTCTGTTGCTTCTGCATTGGCATCATTTAATGCGCCTCTGTCCATTTGAGCCAACAAAAGGGCAATTTGAGCCTTCATTCTTTCAATCTCAATCTGTGTCTGCGTCTTGATGACCGTATCGTGTGCTTGACCTTCCACACGCATTTGCATTTCAGCACGGTCACTTTGTTCACGCAGTTCAGCCTCATTTGCTCTGCCTGTCTCTTTCATCAGGGTGCGCTTAGTCTCGGAGTCTTGACGCAATTGCTCAACATCCATGCGGTTTTTCAGCATCAAGTCTCTAGCCTGAACCGCTTGTGTGAGTTCCTGAATCTGCTTCTGTGACATAGCCAATTGCATTTGAACCTGGGGAGGCACTTTAGACTTGTCGTCAATTTGAGCCATTGGATTAGAGGCAGCCAAGCGGTCAGCAATGATGTCAGCGCCAGGCCAATCCATGTTTCTGAACACCAAATCACCCGCCACTTGCATCAGTTCAGGCGCAGCTGACAAGAGGGGCAACATATTGTCCACGGCTTCTTGGCGCTTGGAGTTATAGCCTGGCCCTGTCTCCATCACCACATCGTATTGACCAACAGAAATGTCATTCAGCACTCGGCCCACAGAATCCCGCTGATTTATGGTCAACAGTTCAGGTTTGCCATCGTCACCAATGATCCGCATCACACGCTCTGTGTCGTAAATCTTGGGGATCAGGTCTAGGCAAATCTTGCCAATGTGGGCAATTGAACGGGTTAAATTGTCGTAATAGTCAAAGTTTGTCAGGTCAACTTGTTGTTGCTGACCATTTAATGCTTTGCCTGAAATGTTGCCTTGACCAAGCTGTGCGGGGTCAAACACGCCCATGATCGCTTTAATGTCATCATCCACACCCATAGCCGCAGCCATGATGCCCGCTTGTGGCGGCTCGGGTTGCAACCTTGTTGGGGGAGGCGCAGGGCGACCGTCAATGTCAGTCTGTTTGTATCGTAAAAGTGGGAAAGACTTGATATTGGCATTTGTCCAATCGTTTTCGTGTCCCTCATCTTGGCCTTCAGCAAGCAGCCATTTGGCTTTAGGGGCGAGTGCCACGCCTTCTGTGATGGAAGTCTGCCAAAAGTTATACATCCGCTGTGGGTCTTTGGCATAGCGAATCATGCCAAACTTTTTGCGCTTGTCACCAATGACAATGTGTCTGCCATAGACGGGGACGATGGGAATGTATTTACCCGCCCAATCACGTTCTTCCAAAACTTCAACCGCAGTCAGTTTGCAGTATTTAATGGTTTTCTTGTAAGACTCACGGGTATCAACCACTTCAATCCCATAAGCAGCAAGGCGTGTAAAGAAATCTTTGTCATCAGCAAATGTCGCTGTGCCATCGCTTAAAAGGTATAGCTTTGCCTTTTCTTTGACTGTGTAATAATACTCAGCTAGGCGAATATCCTCTTTGGTAATCCACTCTGATTGTGAGTCACCCGTTCCACGTTGTGTAAAACTTGTGCCGCCATCTTCAGCGTCAGGGTACAACTTGCGGAATTCATCTTTACGCATCATTGTTGTAATTAAGCAACGGTCAGCGTCAGACCCGTCTGGTAGGACTGAATTAGGGTCAAAGTAAACGGTAAAGGGATTGTCTATGGCATCAATGTAGATTTCTTGATCAAACGAATCCTCTGAAATGTAGTCAGTTCTGACCCGCATATAGCCCCAACCCATGCGGACTGCGTATTCAAACGCATTGTCATAGGCATGGTCAGCGTTGGAATTGACTTCAATGTGCCGAATAATCCCACTAATGGTCTGTGCGTCAACCATGTCCTCATGCGTGTTTGTGGCATGAACTTTAATTCTTGGGCGCTGCTGTCTCTGCTGATTGGAGACTTGGCGGCAGTAATTGTCCACCTTATTCACCGTAATGACGGGGCGAGACTCAAGATTGCGGGAGTTTTGCAGTTCAACAGGCCATTGATCACCACCGCCAAACTTCAAGTCATCTAACGCTTCCTGACGGTTCATTGTGTCTGCGTCATTGGCAAACTTGAGAAACTCTATTGCTTCTTGAATTCGTGAGTCGTAATCATCAGCCATGATGTTGCCCTAAGTGATTTGGAGTCATTTTAACTCATCCAAGAATGTTGACCACCATAATTTGCGATTGGTTTTGGCCTTCTGCGCTCTCTAGGCTCATTGACCATCAAACCAATATACCTAAACGCATCAGCACCATGTGAGTAATTATCGTGTAGTGGCGTTCTGCTGAATTGCTTAGTGTCAGGGTCTACATCGTAACGGTAATGCCTTAAACATTGCAAGCCTTCGTGACAGTTATCCCTGTCAAACCAACAATTGACAAAAATTGTCCTGGCCGCATTAATTGAATCAAGAATGGGCGTTCTAGGGATTATTTTGGTTTTATAACCCGCTGCCCTCACGATTTCCTCAATGCTTCTGCCATTGGCTGCAAGGGTTTTGTTCTCGGCATCGTGTGGCAACCAAAGGGTGTCAAACATATACCCAAACGTCTGCATCTTGGCTAGGTAATCGCTCATGGTCTGCTGATTGCCCTCAATGTAGCGAATCAGGCGGGTTTCCATGCCTATGAACTGTAAGAACCAAATGGCTGTGGCATCAGACCACCCAAGGTCAAAAATAGCATGAACAGGCTTTGTAGGGTCATAGTTGACCTTTGTGATGCGCCCATCCAACTCAGCCATCTGCATTTCTTTGGCAAAGATAGCCCCATCTACGGTTTGTCGGCATAAGCCTTCCCAAACCACATTGTAAGCCTGTGGATCACGATGTTTAAGCGCATCCTTCTCAAGTTTGAGCGTCTCAGGAAACCACGGGTTATCTGACCAGTTGACCTTTTGAACTATGCAGTTCTCAGGCGGGTTTAAAACAAACCTTTGGTAAGTCTCGTCAGTTTCCAACTCGGGGTTAAAAGTAACCCATATTTCTGACTTTTCTTTACGCACCGTTGGAATCAAAGTGTTCCATGAACTACGGCTTACCGTTTGCGCTTCCTCTACCCAACAAATATCCACGCCCTCATAAGACTTAACATTTGAAACATTGTTTTTTAGGCCAACAAAGGAAAACTCTGAGCCGTTTTTGCCCCTAATACTGGTTTGCGTAATTTCATAAAATTCGTCCAATCCAAGCGCCATGATTTGATCTGACAATAACTTATGGACAGAGTCTTTAATAGATGTTTGAAATTCACGGGAACAAAGCACCCGCAAAGGGGCTTGTGCGCCTTTAATTAACAAAGCCCTGGCAACCCCCCAAGACTTTGCACCGCCTCGCCCACCGTATAAAACTTTATAACGTGAGGGCTGAAACAAGCATTGCAGCTTAAGTGGAAACTCCGCTTTAGCAACGGCTTGGGCAATTTCACTCATCGGGCTTTACAAATGACACTTGAATGCCTGAAAGCAGCGGTGCGCCATTCTCGCCCGTTAGTTCTTGCCGCACGGTTTCAGACCAACGCATTTGGCTCTTTGTCCACCAAATCAGACTTGTTGTGTCACCAGCCGTAGCCTTTTGGAACAACGTCTTGGCAATCTGCCCGTTTGCTTTAGCTTTGCCCATATCTAACTCATGGCGGTAATGCTTACGCAATGTTTTGTCATCGATGCCCACAAGAATGGCAATAGATTCGTGCGGCAAGCCTAATCCCGAACTGGATTCAACCAATTTCTTGCTTTCGTCAGTAGGAATATGCTCGTAATTCATTTATAGAGGGGAATTTAAGCAATTTCGGTTACTTCTGTCAATAGAACGGCTTTTTTGCCTGTAAAGTCTTCCCACCGCTTTACTATGACATCGCAATATTTTGGGTCTAGTTCCATAACACGACCATGCCGACTTTGCTTTTCGCAAGCTATTAAGGTGCTACCAGAGCCACCAAATAGGTCAATGACCGCATCCCCACCTTTGCTTGAATTAGTAATGGCTTTCTCAACCAATCCTACGGGTTTGGGAGTGGTGTGGCCTACAACCTTTTCTTTATCAAATCTCCAGACTGAAGTTTGCTTTCGGTCTGAATACCATGTATGTGAGCCGTTATCCATCCACCCATAAAGGCAAGGCTCATGCTGACTTTGATAATCAGTTTGGCTCAATGTTAGGCTATTTTTAGCCCAAATGATCATTGAACTGAAATGGAAGAATTCTCTAAAAACCTTGTGAAATACATCAGCACAACGGTCTGAATGGAAGCAATATATAGATGCACCCGATTTAGATGCCATCAAATAGTTGGCAAATGCAGCCCTTAATAAGTCTTCCAAGCCATCTCTTGAATCGTTATTGATGCCTTTATAGTCCACACCATAAGGTGGGTCGGTGAACACCATGTCGGCTTTTTGCCCATCCATTAACTTATCCACAGCGTCAATGCTTGTGGAGTCACCACACATAAGCCTGTGGTTGCCTAATTGATAAATGTCGCCCATTTTGGTCTTAGGCTCATCAGGAATGTCTGGAACAGCGTCCTCGTCTGTCAGCCCTTCCAACACTTCAGGCTCAAGCAAGGCGCTTAACTCTTTAGGGTCAAACCCTAATATGTCCAAAGCAAACCCGTCAGCCAACAAGTCGTTTAACTCGATGGTTAACATTTCGTTATCCCACCCTGCGTTGAGTGCCAGGCGATTGTCGGCAATGATGTATGCCTTCTTTTGGGTTTCTGTTAGGTCTTTTAACTCAATCGTAGGCACTTCCTTAAACTTCAGCTTGCGGGCTGCCATGACCCGTCCATGTCCCGCAATGATGCCGTTATCCCCGTCAATCAGAACAGGATTAGTCCAGCCAAACTCTTTGATGCTAGCCGCTATTTGGGCAATTTGATCTTCCGAATGAGTGCGGCTGTTCTTGACGTAAGGAATTAAATCCTCAATCTTGCGTTGGACTATTTGCATCTTTTTCCAATTGTCTTAACCATGCCTCATTTTCGGCAATAGCGCCCGAAATGGCATGAAAGTTAGCCAACATTTGTTCTTTTTGCTTTTCTAGGTCAGCAATACGGGCTTTTACTTGTTCCAACATTAGCAGTTCCAATTCTTTAGGGAGGCTTTGGCACGTTCCGCAGGGCCTTTTGAGTTCTTAACTACGCCTTCCATTCGGGCGCAAAAACTTGCCTTGCGATTCTCATCCTTCTTTGTCTTTGGATTTGGGGCGGGCGGTTTCAGGTTTGAATTGTTCTTTGCGTTGTACTCGGCACGGCCTTTGGCGGTCATTCCAGCGCCTTTTTCGGTAGGGTTATAGGTCTTGTCCTTGCCCGTTGTCTTGTGGGGGATGGGTTTGTCGTGCTTTTTCATTTCTTTGCCGTTTTAGCGGATTGTTTGAAAGCAGCAGCTGTGGGTGCGCCTTTTGAGCCAGGCGTTCTCATGCGCTCTACGGGCTTACCCTCGGCTTTTTGGCGCTCGATACGTTCTTGCTTTTTGTGGATATTGGCATACAAGCCATTTTTAGCCATGATCATTCCTCCATTACAAAACAAACATCTTGCCAACTCATCTTGAGTAAGCGCTCATCATTGTGCTTGATTTCCTCAAACTT